AAGGTTGTTGTACGAGGATAGCCTTTTGAGCCAGACCAGGTAACTTCATATCCACTTTCTAAAAATGTTGAGCCAGATGCTATTGCACTTGTATTAAAAAAAGGTATTTCAACAATAGCCTCAACAGATGTGTTACTTACAAATCTTGTAATTCTTGCTCTACCCAAACCATCGTTAGCCTCAACAAATTGGTTTACATGACTAGATGTAAAGAATGAACCACCGGCTGTTAGTGTAATATTACCATCCACAGCCGATGGAGTTATAGTTTGATTGATAGTAGTTGTTGAGAGAGTAAAAGCAAAAAAAGGTGTATGCTCAAATGTTATATCAGATATAGTCCAGTCCGAGTGTGATGCACCTCTTACTATTTTTTTTGGAGCCATATCTTCTTGTACAACAATCAGAGTATCTGCTGATTGTGTAAAGTCCATAGTCGCTAATGTTGTAGAACTTATAGTAGTAGTAAGATAATCATTACCACTAGAGTTAATATTAGTTACTAATTCTTTATTTTTAAAAATGTACATTCTGTTATGTACAAATAAAAGCATATAACTTTGTGTAGTAGAAAACTCAAAAGGTACTAACTTCATTCCATTTTGTGGATTAGCAGCACTCGGTATTTCAAATAAAAATTGTAAGCCAGGTCGTCTTTCAATACCACCTTGTGGCTGTATCAAAACATTCCTGGCTGTTTCTAATGCGTTGTAATATTGGTTAATATCTATTCTTGATTTTAGTAAAGGGTCTATCTCCCCAGTAGTAAAGTTTGATTGTATTGTTACAGCTCTGCTCATTATCTAACATCTGTTAATGGGAAATCTACTATTGCATAATTAGGTTTTCCTCTTCCATCTATATTCATAGCTTGTCTGAGATACCCACCCCTTCCATTCTCAGTCGCAGTCCCAACTGTTATTTTTCTCCAGTAGTCAGATTTGGTAATTTGGTCTGTTACTGGTTCAGCCATGTGCCAAGCTAACATATACACTAATAACTGAACAAAATAAGAAGGCATAACACCTTCTGAAACCACACTTGATACATAATCTACAAAAATAGTTTCTTCGTGAGTTGCTATTGCTGGTCCAGAGTTTGTATAAATTATTTCATAACTTTGTATTGGCAAAACTCTAGTACCACTTGAGTTATAAACTTGGTGGGGTGTACCACTTACTGCTGTTGATGGAAGGTCATATTGATATGTCCACTCATTAACCGGTGTTTGACTTGACCTTGCTAACTGCTCTTTAACAATAGCAAAGGACCAAGGATATAATGATAATGTTTTTCTTTTTATTGTTTCGTAAATGTTATTTGCAACTGTTGAGGCATCGTTAGTCGTATCTGAAAATGACGATATAGTATCTGCACCTAATAAAATTAGTGCCTGGTTTGTTATCGTAACTTTAGTATCTCCACTAGCCATAGTAATCCTTTAATAAATGAAGAGGCCCCATAAGGGCCTCCTCACATCTATTTATTAGTCTGCGTCTGCGACTGTAATAGCTTGTCCATCAGAGACATCTACTACACCACTAGCATTACTTAACACTACTACTAAATTAGCAGTAGGAGTATTGCTGTCATATACATAGATTAAATCTCCAACTTTCAAAACATCAGAGGCATCATTGAAATACCCTTCTGAGTTTACAGTTGCGATTGCATCAGCCGATTTGTAGCTCCACATTTGAGGAGCATTACCAGCTTTAGATTGACCACCTATTGGTTGTAGTCCTATTTCTGCATAAGCCATAATTATTCTCCTTCTCTATTAGCTTTCATCGGTTGTTATTTTAACTATACCATCTGCGTCTATTGCAACAGCACCAGCAGAAAACATACTATTAACCAAGAAAGATGTTTTTTCTGGAACATAGTTGATTTCTGTTTTTTGTGCCATATTAACAGCCATACCGACTGCACTTCTATGGAACGCAAAACAAGTTCTGTCGTTTGTTGCTAATGGTAAGCCACCCTCATCTCTGTCGCCAAGCACATAAAATCTGAAACCGAGAAATGTATTTATTTCTCCGGAAACAAGAGCTTTTATTGATGCAAAGTCTCCAGAAATTGCTCTCTCATCAGCTAGTAAACCAGATAATGAGTTTGCGTGGATTATTATATGTCTGTCATCAAATGGAACATTTTTAGCATCAAGTGCTTTTTTAGCAGCTATTAGCTTTCCAACATTCAAGTTTGAGTTTGCAGCAGAACCAGAAGTTACTACATTTTTAGCAACTGTACCAGTTCCAGATGCACCATTGACAGCATCTATTATTAATTGGTCCATTCTACGACCAATCGCCTTACTGACTACTTGGACAAGTTCTTGTCTTTCGTCAAAGTTTACCTTCGCTTGGTGGAAGATGTCTGAGTATTCAGCAGCATTGAAATCACTCATTGTAGCTGTAACTTGTGAGTAAGTTACATTCAATGGAGTAACATCAGTCTGAGGAATTCTTGCAGTCGCACTTCCTTTTCCTAACTTAGGAAACTTATATGTTTGCCCTTGTACACCTTGTCTTAGCCTTACACATCCCAAGATTGAACTTTCTCCTTGGTATGCTTGTTTTACCTCAGCATCAAACAGAGTAACAAAAGCATTAGTTATTGACTGTGCCATAAGTTTTCTCCTTTGTTTAACACAATTTATTTATACTCGCAGTTGTCTGGTAAAATAAGCCAGGCTGACAATAGGGTACTATCCACCCTAGCCAGAAGGCCAAAAAGAATTTTGGTTGTCTCCGATTACAAAATAATCGTTTCTGAGAAAAATATCAAGTGTTATATTTCGCCAGTATCTACTTTACCAGGAAAAGCTCTTGCAAATTGTTCTTCTACTTTTCGTCTAAATACTGGGTCTGTTTTGTACTTAGGGTCTGCAACTAACTCATATAACTCGTCATTACTTGCTGGTCCATCAACATCTATTGGTGCTGTTGGTATAGTCTTTTCTCCATAAAACTTTCTAACTTTGTTAAGTGCATTGATACCATTCGCTGTTGCAGCAAACACTTTAAACTCTTCAAAGTCTTGGTCTGACCATACACCTTTAGCAACAAGCCCTTGTCCCCACTCTTTTATACCTTTGATGATTTGTGGTGCGTTTGGACCTAATGATTTGGTTTCTGCATCTATGTCAATGCTATCAGCCTCTTCTTGTTGCAAAGATAATTCTTTAAATTTATTTACAAGATTATCAAATGCTGCTTGTGTTGGTTTGTTTTCTTTAGCCCAATCTAAAAAATATGTTTTTAACTCATCATCATCCTCTACATCTTCTAAAGATGTAACATCATATTCTTTCGGAGCTTTGTGTTTACCCATAGAGAATTGTTTTTGTAATTCTTTGTAAGAATGATTTAACTCCTCTACTTTTACACCAGACTTTTCATCCCAGAATTTATCTTCTAAATATTCTGGCTTTGTAAGTTTCTCTTCTTCTTTTTCTGGTGTTGGTTCTTGTGGTTTTTCTTCTTCTTTGTGAGGTATTGTTGTTTCATCTTCTTTTGGTTCTACCTCTTCTGTTTGGGGAGTATTGGCTAGGAGACCTTCTTCTTGGTTTACATTTTGGTTTTCAGTTTCTTTATCCATTTTTTGCCCTTTCCATTCTCATTTTTATTTCTCTTACTACACTATTCTGACCTTCTCTAACATAGCCATGTGAACTATCTCCACCTGGAACCCATGTAGGCTGGTCTATTGTTTTTCCTATCAAAAAATTTAAACATTTTCTACCTTCTTCTGTTTCAAATGTTCTAGCAAAAGTTTTATCAATTTCAAGTTGTTCGTTTTTAGTTTCTTGATTTACTTCGTTTTCTAAAACTTGTATGCCATCCCAACCGGATTTTGACCTCATGCAGAGACCTCATCCTCTACTGCCTCGGCTGGTTCTTGCTGTGGAGGCATTGGTGGGCTTGGTGCAGCCGGAGCTCCACCTTGTCCTGGTCCACCACCACCAGCTATTTGTTGTTGGAATAATTTAGTTGCTTGTTGTGCTATCACTTGTTTTTCCTCCTCGGATGTTCTTAGGTTAGAAGGTATGCCTAGTTTATCTCCAACAAATGTTGCGATAGCATCTGGTTTTACTTCTGCTACACCACCTGGTCCAAGTGCATTTGCTATTTGATAGAACTGCATTACCTCATTTACTTCTTCTAAATTTTGGGCTTTTGCCAATGGGCTGACCGGAACTACTTTAACCTCAAGCCCATTGACCTTTAAAGGGAGCTGGATGAGACCTTTCTCATCCATGATGTTTAACACTCTAGTTATAATAGGTACCATAGTTTCAGTAATTAATCTACCAAAAGCTGCACCCATGTTTTGTGCTAATTCTTTCATTCTTTCAACAATCTCTGTTGCTGACCTTGCAGACATATTGTCTGGAGGAAGAGTATCATCTAATAATGTTTTTTTAATATTCATTCTTAAATCGTTAATAACAATTTGAGATACATTAAAATCTCCAGACCTAGGTAGTGGAGCAAGTGATGCACCTTGTGGTCCACCATTTCTTGCAACTGGTATAATACTACCTGGTGTAATTCTAATATTAGATGGATTGATTACTCCATCATCTGCTGCTGTGTAAACACCAGCACACGCAATAGATGCGTTTTTAAGTAATAACTCTAAAGTTTTATTTAATGTTTTTACATCTGGTAAAGCAGTTACAAGTGGACCTCTACCAAAAACTTCTCCAGGTATTTTCATGTATCTTGCAACAATCCATGGAGTGCTGTCCATTCTTCTATAAACTAATTCCTCTCTAGTTTTTTCATAAATGATATGGTAACAAAAATCTTTTCTTTCAGTATCAACTATAACAGCCTCTAACAACTCAATCATCTCTGCTGGTTTTTCATTTATTAAATTTTGTAAAGTCTCTGGTATGTTTGCATCTGGGAATGTTCTTGTAATACTTTCAGCTCTAATTTTATATTTACGATAAACATTATCTACTGTTCCATAAGGACCCTCTTCTAATGCGATAAGATATTGTGGAACTGGTGTAAATTGTATTGGGTTGATGTCATCGCCTGGCTGAATGAGCATAACAGCAGTACCTACGCATAGGTCTAAAAGAAACTCTCCCATAGCCAAATCAAAATTAGATTGTCTAAGTATAGTAAACATTTTGTCTAGGTAGATGTCTAATGCAGCTTGTACCTCTGCTCTTCTATCTACCGGTATGTCATTACCAGGCTCCAGTCTGCACCATTTTTTATAGGGAGGAAATAAGCCAGACTGTATTCTATTTGCAAATCTTTGAGTTGAATGTATGGCTGTGCTATCAAAAACCATATTCATTTTATTTTGGCCAGGCACATTACCCTCATAGTAACCTTCATAAAGATTTCTTTGTGGTAACGCATATCTATAACAATCTTCGTAAATTGTTCTCCATTGTTCTTTACGAGAAAATGCTTTCTTTGACCTATTTAAAACTTCATCTGGTGTTCTGTGCATTATGCCCTTGCCTTGTTGTTTGCAGCGAACTTAGCTGCTGCCTCTTTAGAACCAAAACCCCATTTTTTTAATGCAAGTTTTAGTCTTGTTGGTTTACCATCTTTCATCAAAGGTCCTTTAACTTTTGAGAACCTTGCTGCGAAAGAAATCCTACGAGGGTTCTTACCACTTGATACCGGAGCCTTAACACCAAACTTTTTTCTACCAGCCTCGTTAAGACCTCCAGATGGATTTTGAAACCTCTTAGCAACCATTTATAATATTACACCTCCAAGTGCAAAAGATATTACTAAAGCAACAAGAAACCATTTGTGTTCTTTTGCTCTTCTTTTCCACTCTCTAGGTGTATGACCAAAAATAATCATGCCATGACCTTTTTCTTTTTGTTTCTTAACATAGCAAAATCTTGTTTACTAATCTTGCCATCCTTGTTTGCATCTAATTTTTTTTGTCCACCTTTTAATTTAGATGCCTTCTTCATTTTCATTTTATAAGCCATTATACTAGCCCCTTCCTTTTGTTGCGTTTTGGAAAACCAGCCCTCATATTTGAGTATGCTTTCTTTGTTATTGTACTTTTAGATTTTGACCTAGAAGTACCAGCTCTTTTTCTTTTGTTTATATTCTCATACAAAGACATTAGCTTACCAATCCTTTTTTTCTTTTAGACCTTAATAGGTCCTTATCAGCTTTTCTTGCACCACCTTTTCCAGTAGCAAAACTCCGGACCCTACCGGCAGCCCATGCGTGTGCAGACACATTTTTTGAGCCAGACGAATAATAGGCCCCAAGGCCCCTGGAATAGACCTTGCTCAAAGTGTTTTTGGATATACCACTTGACTTTGAATACTTTGCTATAACTGCTGCTTTACTCATCCTCTTGCCCTCTTCTTGCTTATTTCATCCATCATAGCAGTTGTTAGTAAACCTTTTTTATATAATCTTCTTGTTCTCAATATCTCTGCCTCTTTTGCTTTTGGGTTTTTTGCACCAGCTAAATATTTTAATGGCACACCCTTTTTACTCTTCGGAACTTTCGGAAACTTTCTGCTCATCCTCTTGCTCCTTTTTTAAATCTCTAAATTTTGGATTTCTAATATAAACTTGTTCGTGGCTATCCATAAGCTACTCCACCTTTTTTTCTAGCTGCTCTTTTTTTCTTTTTAGGTTTTGATTTTTTTTTGTGATAGCCTGGCATTATGCACTCCCTAACTTACTTCCATCTTTAGGATTTCTGATTGGAGAATAATCAGCAGTTAATGTATCTCCTCCAGTTAGTTGTCCTCCAACTATTTCTCTTCTTCCTCTTCTAACTTTTGTACTTCTTCTTTTAAGTTTTCTTGGAGATATTACTTTTGTCTCTGCATCAGTTTTTTTTGCAACCTCTTCTCTTCTCTCTGCAATAGGAGAACTAGGTGCAACAACTTTTTTTACTGGGCTTATTACTTTTCTAATTATTCTAGGTGCTCCTCCCATTATGCCATCCTTTCATCATCGTATGGGTTTCTTACCATTGTCTGTCCAGTTAGTGTTTCGCCAACACCAAGTTGTGGTATAGCTCTATCTTGAGACAACAGTAATCTACCAGCTTGTCGTTTTGCTCTCCTTCTTGAGGAGATTTTTCTTAACTCTCTTTTTTCAGATGCGTCTGCTCTTTCTTCTCGTCTATCCAATGCCTCATTAGCTGTGTTGATTGCTGGAGGTGGCTCAAACTTAGGCATTTTGAAAAGACTACCCATTATTTTTTATCCTTTGCACAAGGGGTAAAAAAACAAATGTTCATACAAAACACCATACATACCCATCTTTTAAAAAATTTTTTCATAATTAAAACAACCTACTATACATTATCATGTCTTTTTTATTAAAGGAATATTTTTTTAATACACCTTCTCTCTTAAAATATATATGTTCTATCCATTTGACTGCACGAACATTTTGAGCACTAACTGTTACATGAAGTCTATGCAAGTTTAGTTCATCTGCTGCAAGTTCCATAAATTTTAATGAGCCTTTGTGAAATTTAAGTTTCCATTTACGCATAAGTTTCATATCTGGTATCAGCCATAACTCTGCTACACCAGGCCATTGAGGCACTATACCAAAACAAACTATGGGCCTACCATTATCTAAAACAGTAAATCCATATCCTTGTTTTGTTGCTGCGTCTAAGTAATCTTGGTATCCAGGTATAGAGTTTAGATGGTCCTTATCTTCCTGGTATAAGTCCATAAGATTGAGTAGATATGATTTGAATGGCAATACGATAAGTTGTTTACCATCGCATCCAAATATGTTTTCAAGTGTTGCTAATCTCATAAGTGGCTCTGTATTTTTTTGGTACAATAAAGTTTTGTAATCTTTTTTCAGTTGCTCTTATGGTAAACTCTTTTCTTAGTTCCATATCTCCTTTGTACCAAACTCTAACTAACCATTGTCTTTTAGTATCTTGGCTATCTGTTTCCATAGTCTCCAATCAATATAAACACCTGGCTCATCGTAATCTTCAACCATGATAAGCAAATCGGCAGAGCCCTTCCACTTTTTAATTGTAGCAAATCCTTTTCCATTTTTTCTAGCTTTGACCTCAATGTGCAGACCACCAAGTAGTTCTACCTTAACATCGTGTGGAAAGTCTTGAAGGCTACCAGACATTGGTTGTCGTCTTGCCTTTATACCAAGGTTCTCAAATAGTTTCACTATTTTATTTTCAACCCTGGTCCCTTTTCTTTTTGAAGTATTACTCATCGTCTTGAACCTTGTTAATTATGTAATATGCAATAATCGCACCTATGAATATTGCAATCAATCCTACAATAAGCATACCTATACCAGTTTCAAATGTCATTCAAAAATATTAAAATCTGTTTTTGCTCTTGCCATTTTAAATTTAGGATTATGTCCTCTTGTAAGAGTTCTATGTTCTCCTCCACCTAACATAAGATACATAAAAGCATCTCCGACATGAGAATGTTCATTTTTGTTTGGTTGGTCCTTGTATCTTTCTCCTCCAGATATTTGTACTCTTCTAAAATGATAACCACCAGACAATGACTTTCTTAATCTTTGACATCTTTTATCTACAAGTAAACCAGGTTTACCTTCTATCAATCTGTTCATAGGCATAGCTCCGGCCTCTCGTCTTATCCTAAAATCATTTGATGCAGTTGGTCTAGCAGTCAATCCAATAGACCTTAGATGGTCAAATGCAGTTACTTCGTATATCTCATCTCGTTTTTGTCCGGCTGGGTCTCCATGTACTAACACCTCGTACTTAGGAAACTTACTGGCTAACTCTCCTTTGAGCATAGTACCAAATCTTTCAAGACCCATATCAAATGTAACTAACTCATGTAGAATAACCCATCTACCATTTTTTAATCTTTGACCGAATATAGCTGCCGGTGTCAAACCAAAGTCCACTCCAACTTGTATAGGTAAACTTATATCCGGCTCTATAAAATCTGTTGCCATGATGTTGTCGTCATATTCAGATATAACTGGCTTACCTTCTTGAACATAAGTATATAGGCCTTGAGCATAACATCTTATCCAGTCTAGGTTCTTACCTAATAATGTTTGTTCATAATAACCATTTGGTAAATTTTTTTTATTTTCTGTATTTGGATTTGTAAGCCACCATTTGTTTGCTGCCATAACAAAACCATTAGCCTCTGGATTTTCTGGTAAATCTTCTTTTGTGTATTCTTCTACTGCACCTGGTTGTTTAAAAAATTTCCAGGCAAACTTACCTTTCATCTTTTCTTTTTCTGCAAGTCTATACCACCAATGGTCATCATCCATGGGGTTCGTATCCATAATGATACCTCTCCATGGTTTTGCTCCACCATCCGATAGGGTTGGGTAACGACCCACTCTATGCGTTAGACCATCAATAACTGCTTTAGGTAATTCTCTGGCCTCGTTTACCCAAGCCCCAGTAAGTTCCATGGACAATAGTTTCCTAACATCTTTTGGCTGGTCAAGGGCCAGAAAGATAACCTCGCAATCCACACCTGGTGCATTGTCTCTTGATGGTAATTTTATATGATGTGTAAGTGGTGGGCTCCATCTAAAAGGACCCCATACATTTTCTGGAAATAACTCTTGCCAGGTTTTTATAGTCGTTGTTCTAAGTTCCGGATAAGAGTTTCTGACAACAACAAACCTACTATACTTGATACCATCTTTTGGAGATGGCACTTGCGATACTGCTTTCAACATTATCTCAGCAGCACACGCATACGATTTACCACTTCCAACTGGGCCCATGAGCCCTCTCACGAATGATTTATCTTTGAGAAACTTCCAAACAGTAGGAGATGTACTAAAATCTAATTTTAAATCTGCAATACTCATTTACCCTGGCCTCGGTATTTCTTAAAATTTTTTCGTTTTGCTTTGTTCATTTTTGCTAGGCTAGGGTTCCTTCCGATTGATGTCTTATGGAATATAGGTTCGTGTGCAACTTTATTTAATAATCCTTTAGCT